ACTCTGTAATCTTCTCGGTAATGGCTGTGATGCCTTTCTGAAGTTCACTGTTCTTATTGTGCTCAGCCACTTTACGTAAGCTGTTGAGCTCATTCTTGATCTCGGTAAGGCTGGCTTCGGCACTGCGATAGTCATCGGCTCTGCCATAGATGGAAACGCCATTGAACTCGCCCTTTTCGATCTTCTGCCAGAGATCACTCTGCAGGTTCTCGCATTTGAGGACTTGCACCCAAGAACCCACTTTGGTATCGGGGAAATGCTCTTTATCTGTAGTCTTGAGAATGTAGTTTTCCACTACGGTAAACTCGGGTACAGGCTGCATATTGTGGTTCACATCACATTTGCCGACTAAGCCGTGCTTGGCAAAGTGGTCACAGGCTTTCTGAATCTCTTCCCGAGTGTAATAGTCGCCCTGCGAGTCGTGGGTGTTAGGCTCCATCAGAGTGACGTAAAGCCGACCCTGAGTGCCCATTGTTTCACTCTTGAACTTGGTGGAGTTGATCTTGTGTTCAAAGCTTCTGCCAGAGGCATTCTTGACCACAAAGCCTTTCTGGTTAGCCGGGTTCATCTCATCGAACAGAAGCGAGACTAACTCGACTTCCACATTACGCAGCTCACCCTTCTGAATGGTTCGTTTCTTGAATGGATACACGATACCTCCTTGGGTATGTATTTTATTGTTATCTATGTGCTTGTGTTTCATTGATTACTTACTTCCAAAGTTCCGATTCTGCATGAACAGACGTTCATCATCGGATTGCAGAATCTCGGTCAGGTTGCCGAAGTTGAAGTCATCAGCTTTGACTTTCCAGCCGAACTCGTAGTTAAACTCAATTGCCAAAGTGAGCGCAAGTCGCTCCTGTAGCGGTTTGATCACGAAGTGGTAGAACATAGCCATGTCACTACGGTTATCGCCACCAAGCTGCCCCGGGATAAGCTGAGATACAATCCTTGCCGGAACCCGATGATAGGCGAGGATGCCTTCCCTGAGGTCTTTCTTTAGGCCGAGGAAGCCGCCCTCTCTGTCTTGCTGTCTGAGTGGTTCGAGGCGTATCTTCACATCCCGGCTTTCACTCTCGATCAGCACCGTAGAGTGGCTTTTGGCGTTTCCTTTCACTTCTGTGAGTGCTTTCTCGATCTCGGTATAGGCATCGGTCAGCACTTCATTGCCCGCTTCGTCAGTGACGGTTCCGTCCCTGAGAGTGCCACCTTCCACAATCACGAAGTAGTCGATCATGAGACCGTTCTTGAAGTTGTTGTAGTCGAAGGTCTTGATCTCGCCCAAGATCTCGATGTTGATGGCGATGGGCAGGCAGGCAAGGCCCCAGGCGTTTGATCTGTGAGTGGACTTCTTGATGTGGATGATGTCCGCATAGGCGAAGTCCTTCTTCTGGTTGTTCTTCACTTGGATATAGTCCGGTCTGAAGAAGCCGAACTTGTCATAGTTCTCCACGATCTGAACTTCACTGGGCAGCATACGTTCCAGACCCATCCAATCACCTTGAGGGTTGCGCATCTTGATCAGAAAGCCATTACCGCAGGCGAGATAGAACTTGATCATCTCGGCAAGGATGGTGGTCTGGTCTTCACAGGCAGGAAACTCGGCTGCTTCCATCCAGGCTGCAACCTGCTTGTTCTTGCATTCAAACTGCATGACGGTTGCCATTGAGAGCGCATCGATGCAGCCGGAGTGGTACTCGTCCATATCGAGGAGATTGAGCAGCTTGCTCATGGAGTAGGGTGCCATCACTGTCTTCTTGCTCTCGGCTGCCTTGGAGATAAGCTGTTTGCCCAGTCTCTGGCACTTGGATAAGTCGATAGCTTCCGGCTTGTACTTGTTCTCGATCAGATCAGACACAGAGCTGATAGCCAGGTTATAGCCACTCAGACGCATTACTCTCACGAAGAGGCTCCGTTGCCGACCTTCAGCAGGTCGATCTTGGCGATCCGAACCAGGCGAGAGCCATCCACCCTGGAAGTGTAATACTCCACACTGGGCAGGTCTCGGTTCATCAGCTTTTGGTAGAAAGAGCGGAACTTCTCTTTGAGTTTGTACAGATCCGAATCGGGATCATCCACGTTATGGGCATTGACGATTAAGAAGACAGTCCAAGCAATATCTGTACTAACAAACTGACGAGAAGTGCCGTTCTTACCTGTTTCGGAATCCAGGATCACGATAGCGCAAGGCAACTGCTTGGGAATCGCATCCTTGTTGAACTGGATGGTGGGGATATCGGAAAACTTCAAAGCATCCACTAACCGGTTCCGATCTGCGATAAACTTCTCAAAAGCACTCATAGACTTACCTCGATGGAATTGAGTTGTTGATATATCCACTGCTCCCGGTTAGCGATAACCTGAGCGAAAACGTTTCTTGCAGCGATGCCTTCCCGTTTGATCTTGGCTTGGATCATGTGAGCGATCTGATCCACAGTGAGCAGCTTTCCACTCTGCTTATCAGTCCACGAGAGACCTTTCCGCTCCACCCATGACTTCAGAGGTGTTATGGGAGTCCAGGAAGGCACTTTACCGCCTAAGACAAAAGGCTCGTGACGTACATTGGAGCCCACTCGAAGCGTCATGCCAGAGTCATTGGTTTCCACTATGTAGCCTGTGTTTCCGTAGAAATCACCTTTATCGTAGATCTGCTGAGTGAGAATCTCCTTGCGGGAGTCGGCATCGATAACACTCCCGATCAGATGTAAACGACTCTCAAGAGCCGAAAAGATAGCTCTGTATATCTCGACCATCAACTCTTCCGGACTGTTAAAGTCACTCTGCGGCATCAGATCACCCCTGCTCTCAGCACTTTAGGGAGTCTCGGTTTCAACTCTGTGAGTCGATCCATGCCACTTTGATTGAGATAGTTCCGCAAAAGAGTGAGTGCCCTCAGCTCAAGATTGGCTTTAAATGCGTCTATTTCGCTCCCTGTGAGCAGTTCGGTAGCAGACTGGTCTAATCCTACTGTCTTGACTATTCCTTCGCCCAGAGTCTTCAAATTGAGGAACTCGCAAGTACTCTGCAGCATCAGGAAACAGAACCCAAAACGAAAAGAGATCAGGAAGGGATCGTCATCGGGGTAGTCAATACGAGTAGCATCTTGGTAATAGTTTTCCAAAACAAGGCTTCTGATCGTCTCTAGGACAAGCCCTTTATGCTCTTTGAAGATGATGTTATCCGCCATCTCTTTGGGCAGGTTAAGCACTGCCAGTACTTCATTCGTCTCGACTGGTATAGGGATCACTTACCCTTCCTCATTAGCTCTGATAGCTCAATCGCTCTGCGTCCGACCTGCTTCGCCCACTTTGAGACAAGCATGTTATTAGCAGCCCGTTCCCAATCTCCGGCTTTGACAAACGCCAGCGTATTCTTGAAGCCAAGCAGACCATTGATGCCAAGATTGAAGCACATGTTGAGCAGAACCGACTTTCGAACTTCATCAAGACCATTGTAGATATCAGGTATCTTTGCCTGAAGCTGCTTCTCGCAGTTCATGATGTCATTGATTAGCATGACGTAGGCTTCAGATTGGGAAATTCCACAATCATCGAGATTGCGGCCAATGCCGATAGTCAGCTTGCCTGCAGTGCAGCGGTAGGGCTTCAACCGCAGACCTTCATGTCTGACTAACTGCTCCTTGATTCTATCCATCAGTTTCGCTTCCATTTATGCTCCTTGATCTAACTGGATCATCGATCCGGAGCAATGAAAGCAGTCCCCTGTATTCTCACAAATTACGATGCATAAGGATGCGACAGATTTTAGGGTTGACAAATATCTCGTGCTGTAGCTCTTGTAAATTCAGGAACAAGTGAAAACAGCGATCTATTCGTTTTGAAGATTGAAAGCTGCTCTCTACTAACAAAAGTGTGAGGAGAATTGAACTATGAACCAGAATTTATGGGGTCCCAGCAACCCCCACCCATTATCAGAAACAAAAACGGAATTGATCTGGGAGGGGAAATACGATGAATATGGCAATAGAAGAGAAATAAAACTACCATCAACACCCTATCCACTCCAGAAAATTGAAACTATTGATGAACCTCATGATAGGGAAAAAGTCCAAGCAGATCAATTGGAAGTTGAGTTTAGTGATGCTGAATTTTCAAAACACCATCATAGAGATGACTTTCGCAACATGCTAATTTGGGGTGATAATAAGCTGATCTTACACTCATTGTTGGAGAAGTATCGAGGACAGATTGATCTCGTTTACATTGATCCACCCTTTGATGTGGGGGCAGATTTTACAATGGATGTACAATTAGGTGGCGGGAAAAATTCTATACTAAAAGAACAGTCGATAATGGAGGCAGTTGCATACAGAGATACATGGGGAAAAGGAACAGACTCTTACTTACACATGATGTATGAGAGATTATCTTTGATTAGGGAACTGCTAAGTGAGAAAGGGTCAATATATGTTCATTGTGATTGGAGAATAAACAATCTTATCAAGAGTCTGATGGATAATGTGTTTGGAGTTGAATGCTTTAGAAACGAAATTATTTGGTGTTATAGCACGATGCAAACGACTAAAACAACATGGTCAAAAAAGCATGACAATATTTACTATTATTCCAGAAATAGCAATCCAATATTCAATGTTCACGCCGTATTTGAAGAATATACAGATGATTATAGAAATAGGTTTAAATACGAAGATGAAAATGGATTCTTTATGATAAGAAGTAAGTCTGGACAAGGGGATTTGTCTTTAGAGGATGAAGCTAACAACCCTAATGGAACGTATAGGCAATACATGAAGGAAGGTAGCCTTCCAAAAGACTGGTGGGTAATTAACATGCTTAACAGCAACTCATCTGAAAGGGTTGACTATCCTACTCAAAAACCAGAAGCGTTATTGGAGCGAATCATATTAGCATCATCTGATAAGAACTCAATCGTCGCTGATTTCTTCTGCGGCTCAGGCACAACATTAGCAGTGGCTGAAAAACTGGGGAGAAGATGGATTGGGGCTGATTTAGGTAGATTTAGCATACATACTACAAGAAAAAGAATGCTGCAGGTTCAAAGAGAGCTTCACTTATCCGGAAAGCCCTATCGATCTTTTGATGTCTACAATCTCGGTAGATATGAAAGGCAATGGTGGCAAAAAGAAAGACTGCACGGAGCGGATACTGAACACCGAGCTACTGTGATGAAGTTCTATAAAGCTTCAGAGCTCGTCAATCCCCCAAGCTCGCTACTTCATGGGAAGAAGGGCGGAGCATTGATTCATATAGATGAAATCGATGGCATGTTCACTGGTGAAGAGTTAGTCAATGTCGCCAAGGCAGCAAGCATGGCGGGAGCCAAAGAAGTTCACATACTTGCCTGGGAGTTTGAGATGGAGCTTACCACGCGCAAGCAAGCTATTGAAGCTGAACATAACGTTCAGATCAAACTTTTTTATATCCCTCGGGAAATCATGGAAAGCAACCGCACAGAATGCCAGTTTTTTGAAGCCGGATACTTGAAAGCAAATGTTCTAAAAGGTAAAGACGGGAAAGTTGATGTTGCATTGGAAAGCTTTATCCCCTCTCTGGCAGAAGCACCTGAAAAAGAAATAAGTGCCCTTAGAGAACGCTCAGTCAAGTCCCCGTTTGATTTCATTGATTTCTGGGCTGTGGATTTCGAATATAGCAAAGATAAGCCATTTGAACACCACTGGCAGGATTTCAGGATTAAAAAGAAAAGAACGCTTGCCACGAAAACAGATCTTGGCTGGAAGTATCACGACAGTGGAAAGCATGAGATTTGTGTCAAAGTAATAGATGTATTTGGAGTAGACACTACGATTGTAATGCCTGTGGAGGTGTGATTTGGCTACAATCTTAAACGACCGGAATCTTGACGCTCTGAAACCGATTTTTAAGCCTTGGGAGGAGCCCTCAGGGTACCGGGTTCCGGGAGCAGATGATAACAGCCCGGCACGAGTAGAGCCGGGGCGCAGACCAAGCCGTTGCCCATTAGTAAGAGCTATTCGTTCTGAAGTCGATATGTGGAGACGTGGAGGCTATGCCGGAGTAAGTGATACGAGCAGATACTTGCTCAACTACTGGTTCAATACCGACCACATGTTAAAAGACAATTCAACCGGGGAATCCTATCCCTTTCGCTACCATTGGGCACAAAGAGAAGCAATCGAATCGATCATTTACTTACATGAGCTAAGAAGAGTAAGAAACACAGCATCTCTTTTAACTGAGTTTGGAGGCGGAGTATTTGATGACATTGCCTTGGGCATTATGCCGAATGAAGACCAATGGCTGAAGTGCTGCTGTAAAATTGCCACTGGAGGCGGAAAAACAAAGGTCATGAGTTTAGCTATTGTCTGGAGTTACTTCAATAGTTTAAGAGAGCAGAACTCCAGTTTAGTTAAGCATTTTGTGGTTATCGCTCCCAACCTGACAGTTTATGAGAGACTCAAAGATGATTTTAATAACAGGAAGATCTTTGATACTGATCCTCTCATACCTGAGGAATGGAAAGGTGATTTTCAGTTAAAGACCATTCTCCAGGATGAGCCCGGTGGAGAAGTTTCCTCTGGAGCTATATATCTTACGAACATCCACCGATTGTATGAGTCCCGGGATAACAACGTAAATGATGAAGGCTCGATTTGGGGTCCCGAAGTAAAGCGTAATAAAGCCCTTGATACATCCATAGCTTTGCGAGAGCGGATAGCGTCCCACAAGGGGATAATGATCCTGAATGATGAAGCACACCATTTACATGATCCTGAGCTTGCATGGAATAAAGCCATTGATTCACTTCACCTTATGAACCTCAACAAAGGTCGTGGAGGTGTGTGCCTTCAACTTGATTTTACGGCGACTCCCAAGCACAATAATGGTGATTTCTTCAGGCACATAGTATGTGACTTTCCTTTGGGAGAAGCTGTAGATGCGGGTATTGTAAAGGTGCCTGTTCTTGGAGAATCAGATCGCTTGAATATTCAAGGGGATAAAAATGCTCCTGCCCCCGAAAAGTATCGTAATCATCTTCAAGTAGGTTATCAGAGATACGAGGAATCATATAAACAATGGGAAAAGGTACGTAAACCGATTCTTTTTGTAATGACTGAGGATTCTGCATCTGCTAACGAGATAGCAAGATATCTTGATAGTGATGCTTTTCCACTGCTAAAAGGGAGAGTTTTAAATATCCATACAAACCTCAAAGGCAGGATCAAAAAAACCACCAGGTATGGCAAAGAGATCAAAGAGTTCATCGAGAATGAAAAGGATATGAAACCTGATGACCTCAAAGCTTTGAGAGAAATGTCCAGAGAGTTGGATAGCCCAAACAGTAAGTACCGGTGTATCGTCTCAGTGATGATGCTCAGAGAAGGATGGGACATTAAAAATGTATCTACGATTGTGCCTTTGAGGGCATATTCTGCTGCATCAGGTATTTTGCCAGAACAGACTTTGGGGAGAGGACTTAGAAGGATGATCCCCTCTGGAGATATACCTGAGATGGTAACTGTCATCCATCATCCCGCTTTTCGTAAGCTTTACGAAGAGGAACTCCAACTGGAAGGATTCAATATTCTTATCTTGCCTGAAAGAGATAGCCTGAAGCAGACAGTAACGATCTACGTAGATGCAGAGAACAAGGATTCCGAGAAACTGGATATCTCTATACCCTACATTAGCGACTCCATCGAAACAAGCTCAAAGCTTGAAGATCTTAGCTTTGACGAAGTAGCCAGTGAGTTTAGAAAGTATAAGAAACTACCGATTGGAAAGGCAAAATCGACAGAACTGGAGTTTAAAGAGAGGCATCTATTCACCAAAGAAGTGATAGGGACTTGGAAGCTTGACCTTGGTTTATTAAACTCTGCATGGTCTGCACCCCACTATTTCTCGCTGATGCTTGCCAGAGCTTGTAAACTGACAGACTATCAAACTGTACTATTGCCTTTGATACAGGACTTTATCGCTAAGCTTCTTTTTGAAAGAGAAGTGGATTTATTCTCTGGTGAAGTGGATCACCGCATGCAGGATACTGATGTCAAAGAACACATAATTGCGGTTTTTACACCACTGATCATGGCTAAAAAAACCACTATACAGGATCGCAAACGGAACAGCTCTGAGACAAGACTATCAAGCTGGAAACCTTACCAAGCTACAAGCACAGAGAAACGTCCGGCTGTTACTGCAAGAAGAACCATGTTCAATCTTGTGCCCTGTGATAGCAGCTTTGAGCAGGAATTTGCATTTGAGTGTGATAGATTAAATGATGTGGAGGCTTTTGCCAAGAATGCAGGTCCTCAAAAACTGACGATTGATTATCTGAAGCCAGATAAGCATAGAGCTCTATATGTACCCGATTTCTTTGTAAGAGTAAAGTCTGGCGACATATACCTGTGCGAACTGAAAGGCAGAGAAGATAATCTGGTAGCCCTAAAAGCAAAAGCCGCTATTGAATGGTGTAAATCTGCTTCAAAAGGGAAAGTCAAGTGGCATTACATGTATTTACCTTATCATCTATTCCAGCAAAGCACTGCAAACTCCCTGGAAGAACTTGCCCGTGCTTGTGAACCGTCTTTACAAAACTTGATTAAAGAGGGAGTCTCAGAGCAGATTTATATTGATTTTGATGCTGCCCCAGATACTGATATCGCTGATCCCCTCTTTGATAAGATTCTGAAGATTGGCTCGATTGAGTGCATCCCAGAAGATATTCATGAAAGCGTTAGGCAGGCTTTACTCATTCTTGATCATGCGGAAAAGACAAAAATGAATGACTATGCTCATGCATTCCAACCGCTTCTATTCAACCTTGATGATTATGCTATGCGTTTATTAGTAAATGGATTACAAGGTAAGATTCCGACAGATATATCATGGAGGGATGCATACTTTATGCCTGATCTTTCGAATGTCTATGATAGGAAAAGAAATGTACTGGAGAAGTTTGGAAGATACCTTAGAGATAACTTAGTCTTTGCGCGTTCGATAATGAAGCTTGGGACATTACTGTTTTGCTTAGAATACGCTCAAAAAGGTGGTTTTGGAGCTAATGGAGTGTGGAAAGATGTGGAAAAAGCATATTCTGGATCGAAGATGGGAGAGTTGTACACTCTGCTTACTGAAGTGAATGAGTTTAGAAACACTCGTGTAGCTCATGTTGAAGTCAAACTTTCAGATGTTAATGAAGCGTGGGAGAATATGGGGAAGTGGGTAAAGTGCCTAGTGAAGATATCAGGACTGCAACATCGGCACTGGAAACAGAGTTATCATTAATCAACACGGTAGAACTAAACCATCTAACAATAAACACAATAATCAATAGGAGGAAATCATGACAAAAATATTCTTCATGATCGTTATTGCTCTTCTGAATGTACTTATATCGCTCATTTGCAGCAAGAAAACCACCGAGCCGGAGGTTAAAAAAGTAGCCACACCCTCTTTTACACCTCCCGGGGGTAGATACACGAGTTCTCAAACTGTTACGATGCAAAGCACGACTTTGGGAGTTACAATTGTATACACAACTGACGGAACAGAACCGAATTCAAGCTCACAAGTTTATAGCAATCCGATTAATGTAAACAGATCCACAACTATCAAGGCAAAAGCATTTAGAGATGGATTGTATGACAGCGCTACGGCAAGTGCAACATATAGAATCGAAACAACACCACCGCCGCCTGCGAACTTCGTTTTTGTGCAGGGTGGTACTTTCCACAACGGCACTTCCAATGTAACCTTGTACTCTTTCTATATCGACAAATACGAGGTAACTCAAGCCAGCTATCAAGCCGTGATGGGGACGAATCCATCTTACTTTGGTAGCAATCCCAATCATCCCGTAGAGAGGGTATCCTGGTTCAATGCGATCGAGTATTGCAACCGCCGGAGTATTCAGGAAGGGCTTACACCTTGTTACACATATAACGATGGCACAGACCATGGCACCAATCCCGATAACTGGCCAGCGGGCTGGAATACCAAAGACAACAACCACACCAATGTAAGCTGCAATTGGTCTGCCAATGGCTATCGTTTACCCACGGAGATGGAATGGATGTTTGCGGCCAAGGGTGGTAATCAGAGCCAGGGCTATTACTATAGTGGGAGCAACACCATTCGCCATGTGGCATGGTATGGTGATAACTCCCTCGGGACTTGGGATGTAGGACTCACAGACCCCAACGAACTTGGTATTTTCGACATGAGCGGTAACGTCTGGGAATGGTGTTGGGATATCTGGGGCACTTATCCCAGTGGCAACCAGAGCAATCCGACAGGCCCAGCGAGCGGATCCTACCGTGTGATACGCGGTGGTGGCTGGTACAACGATGCCGTCAGCTGCCTTGTTTCGTATCGTGACTACAACAATGCGACGGGCACGTACAGCTTCATAGGCTTCCGCGTCATCAGGGTATCCCTTTGATTTTTGTTTTTTGTCCTTTTTGCCTTTTGCAAATTTCAGGACGAAGGAATAAGGTTATGAGCTTACGACAAGGTGGGGGTGCAGGGGGATTTTTCCCCCTGCCCGCCGCGATTTTTGGAGATATATGTATCGCTTGATCTTAGTGCGTTTCGACCGCGATACCGGTCGCTTTGAGGACGAAGAATTCAATAAGTTTTGGGATATATCTGAATCCCAATCTTAAAAATCTAAACAATCAGAATGGTGTTCGAAACTGTCGCAGTGCAAATCTTATCTCGGCTATATGAAAGGGCAAGATGAGAAACTCCTTGATTGATTTGCCAGCCAGATAATGTTGGTTTATTGAAGAAAACTACTGATAAGGAATATCATGAGGACTGAACACAAACTCTATAATGCTTCGGCTACCATGATGCAAGAGATACAAAATGAATCTGTTGCATTGGTGGTTACATCACCTCCATATCCCATGATCGATATGTGGGATGATAGTTTTAGTACCCAACGAGTTAGAATCGATGTTGAAGATGAATCCAGAATTGATCATACTTTCAATGAGATGCATAAGATTCTATCTGATGTTTGGACAGAAAGTTTCAGGGTTTTGAGCCCGGGTGGTTTCCTGTGTGTAAATATCGGTGATGCCACTCGAACTATAAATGGAACCTTTAGATTGTTCTCGAATCACTCAAGGATTTTACAGGATTGCCTGTCTATTGGTTTTCATAATCTTCCGAATATCATCTGGCGGAAGCAAACAAATGCTCCTAACAAGTTCATGGGGTCTGGTATGCTCCCTGGAGGAGCTTATGTAACTCTGGAGCATGAGTATATCTTGATTTTCAGAAAAGCCGGGAAAAGACAGTTCAAAACTGAGAAAGATAAAAAAATGAGAAAAGAAAGCGCATTCTTCTGGGAAGAGAGAAACACATGGTTTTCAGATGTTTGGGATTTCAAGGGTACCAATCAAGGGCTTAACGGTAGTGCGAGCAGAGAACGTAGCGGAGCCTATCCAATTGAGCTACCACATAGATTAATAAACATGTATTCTCTACGAGGTGACACAGTTCTTGATCCTTTCCTCGGCACCGGAACGACAACACTTGCTGCCATGATGAATGGGAGGAACAGCGTTGGCTACGATATTGATTCATCGTTCTTGGATGTCTTGGATTCAAGGGTAAATAACACTTTCATATCTGAAGCTAACAACATAATCTATAATCGCCTTAAAAATCACAAGAAGTTCGTAGAGGATTATATAAATAAGGGCAAACAGCCAAAACACATTAATGCTAATTACAGCTTCCCAGTGATTACGAGCCAGGAAACAGACCTCAAACTATACGGTATATCCGATATTCAACGTGAACCAAACAATGAATACTTAGTTGCTTATACTGACCCTGATGTTAACCAACAATATCTTGTATTTTAGCGACAATCTCCGGTAAGTTTGTAAACTCCTCTCTCTCATTGTAAATCAAGTAGTAGACTGGTTTACCCCAGGATGTGTTAGCTACATAGTTGAATGTAACTACATTCTGTCTCATGTAATAAAAGGTGTGGGGTTTGATCTGGATGCCACAAACTTCTATCCCCATCTTCTTTATTACGAGATCAATGCGATACTCGGAATCAAGCTCTGCAGAGGCATCAATCACTTCGAGTGAGGGTAATTGTATGCTGATGATTTTCTTTGCTTTATCTTCAATGAGATTCCCTTTCAGAGACTGGGTAATAAACAGATCGTATTCCCACCTTTTACATTCCTCGAGCGAGTACTTGTATTTGCCCCACTGCCTGATCTGCGACTCATAAAGATTCCGTCCAAAGTCTTCCACAGTGCCTTGGCTAACGATGCCACAACTACACTTGTTTTTGTAATGATATTCAATGAGTTCGACAAGCTCATTCTTTGTCCTTGGCTTATGCTCCCTGATCAGCTTCATGACAGGTACTGATCTAAAAGGAGCTGATATTCCTTGGTTCCCGTTTAACAGATTTAACTCTCCGCCTGTGAGTGACATAAATTCTCCTCAAATTCTTTTTCATTATATGAATACGAAATGATGCCCTTCTTATAACTGTACAATATAACTACAGCATGCTCTATAACTACTTTTGTATTCTGTTTGCTTTTGTATGAAAGCGGTTTTATAGTAAGTGGAACCTCTGCTATGTACGCATCAATGTTCCTTGATTCCTCTTCGGCAGTTGAAATCCTATAATGTTTATCATATTTGTTCGCAATATCACTACAAATCCAATCTTGGATTCTTAAACCATTGTAGGTCTTGGTTATAACGAGGTCTTCTACCCATGACCTAACCAATTCAGGGGTAATCTGGCTGTAAGCAAGCATCTGTTTTTCTATTTGGCCTAAGATTTTTGTAACTGCTTTATCAATCTTCTCAGGATTATGTGACTCATACCATTTCTTCCATTTATCAACGCTCTTAAACTCATCTTTTCTAAATAATTCAGAGAGTTGACCCACATGTTTCGGCCGCGTAGCTTGTGAAACCTGGTTAGTATTGTTAATGAAAGAAGCTGTGTACGTAGGAAACTTAGGACTCGGTGAAAGTGATTGTTCTTGCTCGATGGACAATACTATCTCTTCTGTTTTCATATCGATTATCCCATTAGCACCTATGTTTACCAGTCATAGGTAATCTTAAGCCCGTCTTTCGTCTTTTCGTAGTAAATCATATCAATCTTGATATCAATAGGCGATGTGAGCATTCCAGACCAAGTTGTTGGCTTTATACTCACGAATCTACTACCTATCATACCATCGATATTTTGGGACTCTTCCTGTGCTGTTGCCGTTCTGTAGGTGGTAAACTCCATCTCCGCTATATGTTTTAGAATAGCTTCTTGAACCTTCAGGCCTGCAAATGTCTTCGTGATCACAAGATCTTTAACCCAATCTCTAACCATATCTTTCGTGATTTTGTCGATTGCAGCTCTAAACTGCTCGATCATGCCGTACACACGATTAGTAGCGTCCAAAATTGCTGTAGGATGGGATTGTAGATACCATTCTTCCCACCCGCTAAGATCTTTTCCAGGAAACTCTTGGATAAGATCGCTCATTTTCCCAACAACAGCCGGCCTTGTCCCTTTTGCGTTTTGATTAGCAAGATTCATCAATTGTGTGGTATACTTAGGAAATGCTGGAATGTCTGCATTGAGTAAACGGAACAATTCATCGTTCTTGATTTTGAAGCTTGTTACCATGACCTTTTCTTCTCCTTTTTGGATAATTGGTGTAAAAACTGGAAAAGGTCACGATCGGAGAGGGTTCCTTATTGTCAATAAGTAAGTATAGATGCAATTACAATGAATTGCATCGCAACGCATTACAAAATTTGAGTGGTTGTCCTGCACTTCCAATGAAACGGCGGAAATGGAGTATGTGCCCCGGAGACACCTACCGGTTTCATCTCTGAGTCGTATTCGATCTGATCGTCTTTGATCCATGGCGCAAGGGCTTTGATATAGTCTCTGGCATCATCTAGGCTGCTGGACTTTGTATCCAGTGCCATCAGATTATCCATCACTTCAAGGGCATCGTTCAGGGGATAGACCTTGTCTTGGGCAGCCAGAGCCCGGCAGATGTCACTGGTGCGGTCATCCAGGATAACCACGAGCTTGTAATATCTGGCTTTGGCTTTCTTGTAACCCTGAAGCCTTCCAAACTCTCGGATTCTGAGTGCAGTATGCTCTGCCAGTCCCTGCCAGTAATGGGATGATCGATTGGCGATGTCATTGAATTGGTCTTTGAGAGTATCGGCAAGCATCTCTTTGGTATAGCCCTGCTCGATTGCTTTGGAGATGGTGTCTGCGAAGTTCTGTCTGACATCAGCTTCGAAGTGGTTCCCGATCCAGAACAACTGCTGCTTCTGTATGGTGGATGAGAGATGCTGATCTTCAATACCCCAGAGCCCGATGCTGGTCTTGGTTGGGGCTTGCACCTGGGTGTCCTTGAGTCCGAGCCGCACACAGCGGTCTATTATCGCTTTGGTGGGCTCATTGACCAGTGCTGCGAAGTCATCTCCCAACTGGGTATTAATGATGCTCATAAGCTTATCTATTGAGCCCTTGTTGATCTTCTCGGCTCTTGGCATATCACTCAGCATCTGAATGGCAAGGCGTGTAGCATCTCTGATCTCAGTCTTCCAAGCATTATTGAGGACCCGGTAATACTCAAGCATGAGCTTATCATAGTAGTTCATCAGAAAGAAAACCTCCGGACTTTCACTCTATTCCTGCCGATGTCATACTCAGAGAAGCGTTCCAGACAGCCAGCCAGAGCATCACAGCCATCGATATAACCATCAGGATAGGTAAGGAACTGACTGATAAGGGTGGGTGTATCCTGTCCCTCCGGAAAGAGTATCTTTGCGGTCTCAATGATGGTCTCGGTTCTCTCGATACGCAGATTCTTGTTATCCTTATTATCGATGCGCTTGATTCTGTGACTGATGGGTGGCAGATGATTGTCATATGCCCACCGATCAAAGTCTGCCAGTATTCTGCCTTGTCCGTAGGTGGTCTCACAAGCTGCTCTGGCTTTTACTCTATAGGTTCTATCAAGCTCCTGATAGGCATCATAGTAGTATCTGAAGAACTTAGTATTCTCAGTCTGCCTTATCCAGACATGGATCACGTAGAAACGATTACCATCATAGCCAATTGAGATAACAGCTTTGAAACAGCCCTTCTCTCCCCAGGCAGGATCGGCATAGAGCCAGACCCGCTTCATCTGGGATGGTTCCGGTAAGGTGCGATACTTGGTGAACCAGTGGTTCTTGAAGATGTTCCCTTCGATTACAGGCTGTCCCAGCATCTCTCTTTGATATCCGGTTTGCCCGAACTTGGCACGTAAGTTTGGCAGAGTGGCAGT